CAGGGTCCGTTCGCGTTCCACGTCCAGCTTCTCCCGGGCGATATCCGCCTGGATTTGGGCGATGGTGATTTGACTGCCGAACTGCGCGTTCGTCGCAGCCACTTTCACGGCCACGTCGGCTTCCGCATTGTCCCGCTCCCGCTCGTCTATGAGATGCATTTCTTCCCGGCGCAGTTCCAGGTCCGCTTGTTTGCTCAGCAATTGCGCGCGGAGGTCGGCCATCTCCTGCTGGGCTTTGACCTGCGCGATCTGGAAGTCTGCCTGCTGTTTCGCGAGCGAGGCTTGGGCCTTCTGCATCTCCGCTTGTGCCAGGACCATGTTGGGATCGGGCTGCTGCGGTTGCGGGGGCGGTTGCCAATCCGTCGGGAGGTCGTTCCAGAACTTCCCGACATCCTTAATGCCTTGGAGTTCCAACATCGTCGCGTAGGTATGCCGCAACTGGCCCACGGTCACGAGGGGATTGCTAGGACCGAGTAACTGGAGAGCTGCTTCCTGCTTCTGGGCCGTTGCGGCGAGGACCCCCAACTTCTCTGACGTGCCGATAGCGACGTTGACCGACACGTCCATTTCCGCATCCCACGCCTTGGGATCGACTTCGACGTACTGATTCCGCAGTCGGACGATGCGTTTCCGGGGCTGGTGCTCCACCAAGAGCTTGAGCAGACCTTTGCCGAGGCGTTTCATAGGCCCGACGAAGTTGCGGGCGATCAGCTCGAGTTGTTCGGAGGCCGCTTGGACCGTCGCTTTGACGCCGACTTCTGGGGTGCTCTGGAGAGAGTCTGGATCAAGCGTCGAAGGCAAAGGCCCAGTGCGCTGCTGCTTGACGTTGTCGAGATAGGCCAACATGGCGAGGGCATCTTGGCCGTGCCATTCGAAGTTTTCGATCATCACCGCTTGCGCTGGCGGCACGTCATCTACCGCGACGTTCTGCGAAATGGCCGTGGATTCCATGGCCTGTATATCGACCATACCGCGCGTGTAGTATCGGCGGGGGAAAATGGACATTGAGAGACCGTCAGCCGCAGCTCGGGCGATGCTGGACTTCATCAGTTGCAGGTCCATTACTCGATCTGCGACGGAGTTTCCAATAAGGACGTGAGGTTCGGGATCAGGGCAGAAGATGGCAAACGGACGTTCATCCACAGGCTCCGGTTCACCGACGACGTGGAAACTGGTCCCCAAGCAGCGTACTCTGACCAGTTCGGAGATGCCGTCTCCATCAAGGTCGAGGTAAGGATAGGCTTCGATCCAGAGGTTCCGTTCTTCCGCCGGCGTGGCCGCTTGGTTGACATGTGCAATCCCTCCCCGTCGGGCGATTTCCTCGATGCTCTGCCGAATCTCCGAGGACTGACCACCCCACTGATTGATCTCCGCTTCCGGGACACCCATGGCGATCAATTCGGACCGCGTCTTCTCCGTGCGGTGCCCGATGAAACTCGCGTCATCCAGGCTTCTGGCGTCCCGGGAGATCAGCATCTCCTCCGGAGGAACACAGCGGATCATCGCGATCCCGTCCCGTCTCCAGTGCCGATAGTGCACGTCATAGAACGTGATGCCTTCGACGCTGCGTTCGGTTTCCTTGGTGATCTCGACATCCGGATCCGCGGCTAGGGCATCGTACTGGTTCACGTCCATGTTCTCGGCGGTGTAGTCCTTGTACACAGACCGGTCTTCCCACCACCACTTGAGCGTCCCGATCTTCCGAACGAGTCCGTCCTTGAAGGCTCCAACGCCTTCGCTGTACCCATCGTTGTCCTGATCCAGCACGATCTCGTTCACGACCTGTGTTGCTTGATCCGCCATGGCGACGGCTTGGTCGATGTGCTGCGCATCTTTGGGGCGGGCGAGGTACTGGATGACATGTCCTGAGGTGGGGAAGAACAACCGCACGAGACTTGGCAGCATGGCCAGGGTCGTATCCCGGACGTCGGTGGAGACAAACTGCGAGCGGCCTGCCTCCTCATTCCCGAACTTATCGCCGCGATAATACTGCGTGGCCTGTGCTCGGACTGGGGACAGTTCGGCTTCGAGGTAGGTCTGAGCATCCGAGACGTACTGCTGCATGGCGTCCTGGATGTCCTCGGGGGTCATGGGCTTCTTCTTCACACGAGGCCTCGGATCAGACGTGGCTTGAACGGTCTGCGGGCTTCATCGCGGCCCCGGGCCAGACTGATCGCATCCACGGCGAAGGTCAACGCGAAGGCATCGAACAGGTCGGGCGAGTTGATCTGGGTCTTGGGGGTCAACTTCAGTTTCCCCGATCGGGGCTGAAAGTCATACTTGATCCTGCACATCTCGCCCACGAAGTCGTCCCCGTCCTTTGGCTTGCGGTAGTACTCGGGGATCTTGCAGGTCCGTTCCTCGAACCATTTCCGCACGGCGAACCCGAGTTCAGTGCGGAGATTGTCGTAGCGTTCGACGTTCTTCAGGGCCGGAGTCTCGGCGACGTTGATGCCGCGGACGGGGAGGCCGAGCTGCTTCAAGCGGTCCACGACGCCGCCGCCGATGCCGATCTCATCGACGCAGATGCAGACGGGACGGAGGCCGGGAGGACAGGTTTCCCACTCGACGTTCACCCGAGCTGCTACGTCCATGGTATCGAGTTTGGCCCACCAACGAATTGGCTCTAGCAACTGGTGAGCTTGTCGTTTTGCCAGTGCGCTCCGGTTGCTTCCGAAGCGGGCGCAGTCGAGACCCCAGACGACCGGTGCCGTTCTCGGGACCTGGATATCCCGCGAGAGGGCGGGTTCGACGAGGTCGAAGGGGATGAGCACGTCATCTTCGGAGACGGGAAACTCACCGAGCACGCGCACTCGATACAGATTCGTGTGTCGTCCGCCACTTTGGTGCTCCTGTCCTAAGGCGTAGGTGTCCGTCTCCAGGTCTGCGATTTCGCCCCGAGAAACATGACGGGTCCACCAGTCGTCCTTGAGGCGATTGTGGGTTTCGAAGAAGAAACCAGAAGCCCGGATCGGATTACCCCCAAGCACGACCATGGGATGCGGACCGGTCAAGCTCGACTGCGCGGCATCCCAGACGGCATCGGGCACCCCGGACGGCTCGTCAATCAGCAGCAGTTCCCATTCGCTGTGCAGGCCCTGCAAGGCTTCAGGCTGCTCAGCACGAGCGGTCTTGATGCTGATGAAGCTTTCCGAGCGAGCGGCTACGAGTTCCGCGGAGTCGGCTTTGATCTCGACCAGTCCCCGGAGATTCCGCGGCAGGCGTTTGCCCCACGTCTCGAACTCCGCCCACAGCGCATCAAAGAGCTGCTTTTCCGATGGGGCGGTGATCCCCGTCTTTTGGGGGAACCGGAACAGGATGCGGTGCCAGCCGAGCCAGGCGAAGAGGGTCGTCTTGCCGACGCCATGGCCCGACCGGATCGAGATGCGGGGAGACTTCCGGTCGTAGGCTGCGAGGGCTTCTCGTTGCCAGGGGTAGATATCCTTGCCGTCGGCTTGTTCTTCGACGCTGGGAAACCCCAGCACTTCCCGAACGAACAACTCCGCATGGTCCTGATAGCGGGCTCGAAACTCGAGGAAGGGGTTCTGTGCGGCTGCCGTCATTCCGCGCACTCCTCACAGATGATCTCCCACACCCACCAGCATCGCTCGTCCGGTACCCCAGTCCCATGCTCCAAGAACGCCCGCTCCCGTTCCCACAGCTCCTCGAGTTCCAACCCTCCCGGTGCCACCAAGAGCTTCCCGCAGTCCGTACACGACACCCCGTCCACAAACTGGCTCGACACCAGATCCGAGGCTTGGGCTTTCATATCAGCATGTCCGGCGGCTCGCCCCCGCAGGTCGGGCAGAACCGGTACTCCGTCGGCCTATGCGCCCCGCAGTGCAGGCACTTCCGGTAGTCCGATGGATACATCATGCGCATCATCCGACCGTCCGGCAGCCAGTGCAGCACGTGAATCTCCTCCGCTGTCACTGTCACTTCTCTAACCCCGCGTTTTCCCACACTAGCGACACCACCCCGTGCTCACCATACTGTCGCTTATAGTCCAAAGCCCTACACGCCTTACCCGATAATCCGGAAAATTTAGGAGAGGATATCTCTGGAGTACCGCTGTCGTCCACCCGGGGGCTTTGTTTGCGAGGGGGGCTGAAATCGTCGTCCAGCGCCCAGGAGAGCGACGATCGGAATTCGAGGCCACTGCGCTACCCAAGGAGGGAGATCGTGCAGGATTCGGGCTGCTGGACACTACGCTGCGCTTCCCACACGCGCTTGCGAGTCTTGATTCCCGTTGTCTGCACCGCTGGATAGCGCGGGAAGGACTTCGGCAGTGCGAGTCCTGAGGGAATCGAGGTGAAGAGAGGCGACATTGATCTGGACTGTTGGGTGGTTGCGTTCACCGAAGCGAATGGGATCACGCAGTGCGCCGACTCTCAAGTGTACATCGGCTTGGACTCTAGCCTTGGCGATCTGGTCCCGATCGGCTGGGCAGTCGTTGACCAGGTCGATGGCTTTGTCTACGAGTGCATCAGCGCCGGCGAGGCGAGCTGGCATGACGGCTTCAGAGCGTTTGGGGTCTTGGTGCAGCAGCCGCGAGAAGAAACCGAGGCTGATGGACAGCCCAGTATCGGGGCGCTTGAAGCCTGCGGCAATGCTGGTGATGGTCTCACCAGAGGCGATGCGCTCGAGGATACGCGGCCAGCCGCCTTGCTCTTGGATCTGTTGCTTGACGAATCGCTCGATAGGCTTAGCGGCCATTACATAACTCCTTAAAATGCCGAGCAGCTTCGCGGTGGCGGAGCGCCCGAATGGCGGCAGCTAACTGACCCATGTACTCCCGAATATCCTCATAACTATGGTCCTCATCCAGCCAATCCCTCTCCGCTAAGATGTGCACACCGACGACAACGCAGGATATCGGACTGTACAGCTCGGGTGCAGCCGCACGCGCACGGTAAGACCGTAACTGCATCTTTCTGGACAAGTTCCGGCGCCTTTGAAGCGATCAGCCAGCTATTGAAGGCATCATATCGCGCCGCAGCGAGCCGTCCTTGAAAGACGTGTTCGCCCTGCTTATTCCAGCCTCGCTGCGGATCAGTATGGCAACGTCCAAACCGCTTCGCACGCCTTGTGGCCATTACTTCGGTCCTGGCCCGCGGTTGCCACGGAACTTGCCTTTGGGGCTCAGATGGCTCTGCATGTGCTCGATCAA